GACTTCATCGTCTTCATAATCAAATTCTCCTTTAGGTGAAGATATCGCATCACCTAAATCAAAACCTCGTATACCGTTTGTTTTGACGCCACCAACAGGATGAGTACCTGAGCCACGAAGATCAGAATGAGGTCTTAAAAAACCACCTAAACCACTTACACTAGGACCGTCTTCTTTGATTAGATATTTCATTTTGAAACCTTAGATTGTTGATTTACCTAATATTCTTTTCTTTTGATAATCTTGCACGTTATCAGATGATGTTTTATCATATACATTGCTAAAGTATTTACCAATCGATTCACGAGATGCATTAATTTCATTTGCGACAGGATTATATATGCCATATACACCATCAGTTTTAGGATCAATTGGAGGCAGAATACCATCTTCTTGTGCCGCAACCCAATCGTTTTCTGGATTAAAAATTTGCGAAGGAATTCCATTTTCTGGTTGAACTTGCAAATTAGGATGACCCCTATAAGGATGATCCTTGAGTTCTTTATTATCTGCAAGTTCTTTAGTTAAAGGTTGGTGCAATTTCTTTTTGTCCCATTCATTAGTAGGAGCATTTTTATGATTATAATCAAAATCTACCAAAACAGGAAAATCAGGATTATAATTGCCATTTGAAGAATTAAAACTACCAGTTCCACTTAAAAAACTTTGATACGTATCAATTATTTTTTCGTCTGTTAGGTCGCTAAGATCTGTTGCTGTATATAAAGATCTATTATAGTCATGCATTCTGCCTAAATAAGAATCTACAAGTTTACCATTATTTTTCTCTGTAATTATTCCTCGGAATTTATCATTCATGATAGTTTCTTCATAAATTTGATATCTTCTTTTTGATGATGGTGGTGGTGGTGTAGTTGTTGCCATTTTAGAAAATCACTTTCTCAATTTAAAATTGAAATTTTTATAAAATAATTATAGTAAATGAAATTGATTGAGAAAGTTTTGTATAAATAAATTACTTGAGTTCACTCAAAAGTCTTCTACGTAATTCAAGACGTGCTTCACGTAGTTTCATGTATTGTTGCATAAGTTCATTTTCATGAAGTTTCATTGCCTTGTAGTGATCGATCTTTGCTTCCAGTGTGTCTGCAAATCCATCGACCTTAACTTCTTTTGCCTTAACCTTTGAAGGATGATTTTGCTTCATTTCAAGGGTTTCTTGTAGTTTCATTCGTTCTTCCATGATGAGTTTTTGTAAAATAGACTCGGTTAGCTTTCTTGCCATTTTTATCTCCGTATAATATTGTTTTAAAATATTATATATTCTATCCCGTATGCTTTTTTGTCAAATCTTTTGATGAAAATGCCAACTTTTCCCAATTGCCTGCAGCTTCACCACCAAAAATATCAATAGGATCATTCTCAGCTGCTACCCTGGAAGCATAATCCGTAGCAACGATGTTTTGTTTTTCTGCTTGCATTTGTTCAACCAATGTTGTTTTTGCGGTATCACTGAATATTGATGCCATAAGCGGGTCATTTGTGATTGAGTTAATTGCAGATTTAACAGGTGACGGACTTTTTGTTGATAAAGCCTTTTTCATTCCTTGCAAGTCTCTTGCTTCATTAACACCAGGTGTCACAATAGGTCTCTTTTTAGGTTGTTCTGCTCTTGCAGGAATAACTTGGTTTAAACTTTTTTGTGTGTTTAAGGATTTATTAACGTTTCTTGTCTCGTTTAAACCTGTGTAATCCGGTTGTATCACGTTTAACTCTCGAGAAGAAGCTTGTGTTAATATATTACCTAATCCTTCTTGCAAGATTTCAATAAGTGCTTCTTTTACTACTTCTTTTAATTCGTTATATGCTAATTTCATTAATTTTCGACTCCTGTAAATCCATTAGCCTTCGTTTGATCAGGAAAAGTATTTGAAGGAACATTTGTTAATCCAGCAATTACAGAAATGCTGGTACCACCTTCAGCATTAGACTCAGGATATATCCAGATTTTTTTACATTTTAATTCAAGTCTATTTGACTTCATACCTCCATCTAGTTTATAAAAATGTTTATCACTTAAATCTTTTGCAGTTTTAAAAGCTGTTTCATTAAAATAAACGTATATGTGTTTACCTGCCGCCTCATGATTAATTATTTCAATCCAGCGAGTGACTTGATCAAAATTAATTACGCAGTTAGTCCATGTGCTACCAGTAGTAAATTCAATTGCGCTTGATTTAGGCAATGTTACTGTTTTTACAAAAGGAACTCCGCTCATTTGAAATTCAGGTACGTAATTATGATTTGGTGCAGGCCATCTATGATTATTTTCTACTGTCATTTTATTTCCAATCTCCTATTTCATTAAAAATTCTATAAATTCTATCGCTTTTGTTAAAAAAGGAATTGATTTCATGCAATTGTCTTGCAGAAATTTCACGACCTTCCTTCATCATAAATGCACCTGGTGTTGAAGGTTCAGATACAAAGTCCCAACAAATCAATTGAAAATCATCTTGAACAATTTGAAGATTACCTTCTGGTCTTGTTGAACCTACACCACGTGAAGAAATACCTAGAGTTACACCACTTTCGACCAAAGATTGCAAAATCTTGCCTGATGGTGTGTTTAAAATTTCAACTGTGCCATAACATACATTTCCTTCCATGTGAGCTTCACGAATGATATGTGATGCATTTTTTAATTCTACAACAGAACTGTCAGGGTGATCTAATTCACCTAATGCACGATTTTCTTTAATAAACTTTTGATAGTTTCTAACTTCACGTTCCAATATTACCTTAGGATAAACACGACCATTTTGATTAAGAGTATCTGCTTTTTGCAAAATACCTTTCATGATCATTGGTCCACCTGCAGCTTTAGCTTCTTGAATGATTTTTTTATCGTATTCAAAAGCTAACCATTCATTTAGTATTTTGCTCATCTCTTTTCTCCTTTTAATTCTTCGTTTAATTTGCAAAGAGTTAAAAATCTCTTCATGTTTTCTTCTGAAACATCTGAGCAATCAACTTCTTTGACCTTATTTTCAATAATATTATACTTTTCAAGAATAATTGAGTTATCGCATGATCTCCTGTAATCATTTAGAGACTTAACTGATTTCTCTTTTATCTCTTCAAACAACTGCTTCACTTCAATTTTGCTCTTTGTGTTGTCTTCGACAAAAAGTTTAATGATTTTCTTCTGATCTTCATTTAAAACACTATCATATTTCTTATTGAATTTTTCATTCATTAATCTAAATGTTAATTCATCTACATGACCACCTAAATGAGACTCCTTAATGATTTCAGGTTCTCTTGTTGTCATCCATTCATGAAGTTGTCTTTCATATTCGGTACAAATTTCAAAATCAGAGTCTCTTCCTTTTCTCCATTCATTAAGAAGAGTTTGAACAGTCGCAAGTATTCTGTAGTTATTGACTTTACTTTCGAAAAGATTTCCTTTACCAAATGAATAATTTAATTCTTTAATCAAACCAGACTTTTCTCTTTCGAGATTGTCACTTGAAAAATGATATTGACATGCTTTTTTAGCTTCATTGATAATATTTGTTGCTAAATTTGAGTCGATGCCTCGAGTCTTGATTAAAGCATTAAAAAATTTAAGTTCCCTAAACAATTGTGAATTCTTTTGAAAATGTTCTTTAATGATCTTGTTGATAGACTGAACATCTTTTTCATTGTTTTCGATCACGCATTTACACATATGACCTATCAATTGTTCATAAATGATGCCGACATTTCTTTTTTTATTGTGGCTTCTATTTTTCATTCTTATTCCTCGTCATCTTGATCAATATATATCACTTCTACGTCTTGATTTTCTTTCAAAACTGATTTTTGATTGCTAAACTTTGGTATACCTAAATGCCTGTCTAAATTGTCAAATATTTTTTTCATTTGATAATCATTGTAACCTTTTGCATCACCTTGATTTAATAGATCTTTTGCTGTAGGAGGCTTTATTTTTATGCCTCCTAGCATTCCTCTTTCTCCACCTAAAAGACTGGCTTTACTATCATCATAATTGTTTCCAAATTGATTATATGTTTTTTTAGGTTTTACCTTATTTGAAGGTTTTATTCTATTACTTTTCTTTTTTTCTGCTTCTTCAAATTCTTCTTCATTATAAAGTAATCTGTCTTCATCTTCTTCGTCATCTTCACCTAATAGATTACCTAATTTCATATCACCGGCAAATAGATCTTCCATTCCTCCTCCACCTCCTTCTTCGTCTCCTGGAGGTGCTTCACCACCACCACCGAATAAATCACCTAATCCGCCACCACCGCCACCACCTGGAGGAGGTGGGCCACCGCCACCAAACATGTCTCCACCACCAGGAGCACCGCCAGGACCGCCACCTTGAGTTTGATCTTCAATTGTGATTGACTCAATCTTCATGTCTGCAATCTTGTCTCTGATCTTGCCTTTTTCAATTCTCTTAATTTCATCATCATTAAATTCCATAATATTTTTGCGTATCCACTCTTTGTCAACTAAACCTTCAGGGACAGCACCGGCAATTTCAAACTTTGTTCTAATTAGTTCAAGTTTTTGTTGTTGAGCAATGCTGCTTGGATTTGAAAGCTTAAGTTCAAAATCTAAAAGGTCTTCACCTGTATAGCCATGTGAATACAAATGTATCATTGCAATCTTGTTAAGTTCAGAAACAATTGTCTTTTGAATTCTTTGAATTGTTCTACTAAATCTAATGTCTTCTTGCGCTAAAGTAGCTTTTGCACCAATTTCTTCATCATAACCAAGATATGCCTTAGGAACCTTAAGGGCAGAAAAAAGTTTCTTTTGAATGTATTCAACGTCTTCAATAGCAGAAGTGTTTTGACCACCAGCCAATGTATCAATTTTTGTGCCTGTATCACCGCCTCGAACAGGCAAGAAATAATCTTCATCGACTGATAATGGATTATATCTTAAATCTACCTTGCCTGTAGTTTTATCTACGACTGCATTTCTCTTAAGAGCTGTTTGTGCTTGTTGTAAATAATCACCAACATTTTCCGGAGGAATATTACCAACATCAATATAGAACACACGACGTTCAGGGGCACGAATAACACGATATACTAACATTGCAGCTTCAATTAGAATTAATTGGCGCCAGATACGACGAGCCCCTTCTAAGACAGAAGAACCATAAGGCAAGAATGCGTCATTTCCTAACAGGCGGAAGTGTGTAATTTGCCAATTTTCTAAAATTCTATTTCCTTGAGTAATCCATCTAAATCTTACAGAGCCTGGATCTGTTGGATCAAATCCTTCTTCACGTTCGATTTCCGCAATAGGAATAGGAAATACATTAATTACGCCATAATCAGGTGAAACGTCATTAAAAAGAAAAAAATCACCGTATTTACATAAATTACGAACCCACATGACCAAATTGAATTCAACGTTTAATACATCGTAGAATAAATTGTCAAGCAACTGCTTAACTTTTCTGTTTTCAGAGTAAATATGAACAACATTTCCATCAACGTCAGGTGAAACAGTTTCTTCTGCATAAATGTCAAGTGCACTACAGATTTCAGGAGTTGAGTCCATTTCACTAAAATCTGAATATCTTGCCATGCGATCATATGAACCATATGCAGAAATTGTTGAATTATAAACATCACTATGGGCTTTTCTAAATATGTCTAAACTTGAGGGACTACCAGGAGCCTTATTTTGGAAAGCTTTTACTTTTCTTCTAACTGTTGGACCTGATCTAAATAAATCCGTCAGTTTTTTAAATAAGCTTTCATTTTCTCTATCTTTGGCCATTTAAATATAACACTCTTTTACTTTTGAATTAAATTATATGAAATACTATATATTTTAAAATTTAATTTATCTAATGACCCAAGAAAAATCACCTATAGCTTTATTTCTATTGTTTTGACCAGTGTCTATAATACTATCATTTGTCATAATAGGTAGAAAAGGATTAAATTGCTGTGTAAATTTTTGATTTCCTCCATACCAAGGACTTATAACTGTCTCATCTTGTTTTGTAGAATTAACTTTCATGCCTTTAATCATTTCATTTGCCAAAGTAACATCCGCAGAAGAAATATTTCCACCAAACTTTTCTGTAACCCATAAACCAATTGCAAAAGACATAATTGTGTCATCATGATGTCCTTTCATTGCAGTAGGTTTATTACCTGCCCATACGAAAGTTTTAAGTTCTTCATAAAATCTAACAGAGTTTATTTCAATTCTTTGGTTTCTTACTGCTTCTTCCATATTTGAAAGTATTTTTGCTCTACTGTCTTTTTGTGTGTTAAATCCACCTTTTGCAATAATTGAATTTTTATCAAGAGAATATGTGAATTCATATTTGAGTCTTTCATCATCAAAATGTATATTAAAATATTTTAAATCACAAAGACGAGTTAGAACCATATAACCGTATGTGTTATTCTCGGGACAAATTACTGCTTTATTGTATCTACGGCCCCAGTCATAAAGCAATTGAGCCATATTGTCAGGCGCAAGTTTTCCTTTAAACTCAACATCGACTGTTCTTGTATCTGTGTTGAAAATATGAAAAACACTATTGTCACCAGAGTCACCTCTTGCAATATCCGCAGAAATAATATACCTATGCCCTTCTCTAGGGTATCGCCAAACCCAAACATCTTGATTAGGACCTGTCTTTTCAATTGGTGATCTAATCATCATTTTTACATATTCGATTTGTTCATTAGCAAGAAAGGTTTCACCTGACGCAGAAAAATCGCACAATAATTCTTGAGCAATTTGTTTATCCGACATGTTTTTAGTTTCTTTTTCAAACCAAACTTGATCTCTTTCAGGATGAACCTGCCATGGAAGTTTTATTGCATTAAACTCATTTGTTTTTTGTTCTGCTCCCATCCATAAATCATAATATTGACCACCTACACCATTAGGAGTAGAAAGAATAATAGCACGACCACCAGTAGACAATGTAGGATAAAGACCAGTCCATATTTCATCAAAGTTTCTAATAAAAGCTGCTTCATCAATAATCAAAAGAGACAAAGCTTCAGAACGACCTGCATCTTCCGAGGTAGGAATTGCCTTAATCGAAGAACCATTTTCAAAAACGACCTGTTGTTTATTATTTGCAGATATTTTTGAAAGAACCAACCAAGGAGGAAGATTTGCGATTGCAACTTTGACTTTCTTCACAAAGTTTTGAGCAACTGCCATTTTTGTAGCAATGACCAAAATATTTTTTTGTTTATAGAAAAGAGCTAACCAAATTGAATATGCAGCGGTAATTGTAGATATACCTAATTGACGACTTTTAAGAATAATATTAAATCTGTGATCATTAAAATCCTTAATGCAATCATCTTGAAAAGGATATGTATCGAAAGGTAATAGGCCCTTTGTAGGGTGCTCAATCTTCAGATATTTGTTAATAAAATAAACAGGGTCTTTTCCACACTTTAGTATTTCATTGACCTGATTTTGTCTTGTTGATGACATTTAAATTAGTCCGTGATTTGAAATTGTATATTCTGAACGTATTTAATAATTCTTCTTTGTGAATAAGGATTTGTAGTAATTGTTTCAAAAAGATCATTTTCGCCAACTTTTGTCATTTTTAAACTTTTACCTGTTGCTTCTTTAAAACCTGACTTGATTATCTTTACTCTGTCTCCAATTAACTTTGTTCCTTCTTCTCTACACATTGGGGTTTGAGCATGAAGACCTTGTTCTTTTGAAAAATTGATAATGCTTTGATAACTAATTGTTAAAATATCACCCATTAATTTCGCTGTTACTTTTCTTGTCCCGTCACTTGTATTATGAAATACGTTGTCAATTAATGATCCAAATGCATTTGAAGTTTGAATATTCATTTATAATTCCTTCATTGTGTCTAATTATAAATTTATAATTATCAAACTTTTTAATTAAAATTTAATTTATAGTAATTATCCTGTGCACAATCCGAACACATCTTGTGCTTTTTATATGTTTCTATATCTTCGATGTTTCTAAACAAACTGGAGCATTCTGGACAATCTATAGGGATACTTTCATCACCTATGTTTCTAATAAATCTAATATCATTAGTTTCATATTCTTCAATGTTTTTATCAATTGCATGCCAATTTTCTTTTTTATTCAAATCTAACATAAGAGTCCTTTCCGTTTGCTTCAATACTCAATGTGTCTTCAACAATGTCCTTAATTGCATCAACGTGTGAGATAATAAGAATTGTTTTAAAGTATTTCTTAAATCCTTCTAATAATCTTACGCAAGCTTCTATGTTTGTATCATCTAAAGCTCCAAAACCTTCATCGATAATAAAAATATTTGACTTAGGCAAGTTACTAATGTTAATTAAGCCTACCCTGATTGCTAAAGATGATATCATTTTTTCCATGCCTGAACCGCATTCGACTATTCTTCTATTGTCTCCACCGTAATTAATATACACCTCGAGGTCATCATCTAAAATTTCAATGTCAAGTGTAAAATCAGAAACACCATGAAGAATATCTTTAACTTCCTTGTTTAACGAAGGAAGCATTTCCTTTATCAACATAGAAGGTATACCTTTTTTCGAGAGGCATCCGATAAAAGACTCATACAATTTCCAGTCTTCAATCATCTTTTGATACTTTTCTTCTTCTTCGATGTAGTTTTGTATCATTTTGTCAAGATATGAGTTTCTTCCTTTAAGAGAAATCAAACCTACATTTCTTTTTTCTTTTTCTTTGCTTACATCATTTAATGATTTTTTTAACTCATTAATGATTTCTTCGTCATCTTCATTGGTTGATGACTTAAGTTGCTTAAGTTTCTGATTTTGTCTTAATAGTTTATCATTGCACTCATCGATCTTATTTTGTGACATACTGATCTTCTGTTGAAGATTTTCTATCTTTAGACGATTTTCTTTGTCTTTCATTGAAAATTCTTCATATTTTTTGATTTTTTCATCAAATTGTTCTTTTTCTAACTCTTGACATGTCTTGTATAGATCTTTACTGCTTTCTTCTAATTTTGCATAGTTTTCTTCACTTTGCTTTAAATTATTAAAATCTTCATGTGCGTTCTTAATAAATCTACAAGTAGGAAAACTGTCTCCGCAAGGCACACTGCTTAACAACTGTGCGGCTTCTTTCTTCTTTTTGAGATCTTTTTTAGTATTTTCCAATTGGTTCAAAATAATTGTCAATTGTGACTTGAGGTTCAAAAATCGCTCTTTTTCCTTTTTGAGCTCTGCTAGATTGAATTGTTCTTCAATGTTCTTAAATTTTTCAATTTTTCTAGAAAGTTCAGAAATTTCATTTTTGCTCTTCTCGATCTCATTTTTTTCTCTACTTGTTGTATATTCTAAGGTTTCGATCTCTTTTTCTACTTCGTGTAGTTCTTTGAGCTCGAGGTTCTTATTTTTCATTTTTTCTAAATTTAGTCTAATTTCAATTTCTTGTGCACTTAAATCATTAATTTTCTCTTCAAGGCTTTTTATTGAAATTTCATTGTCAAGTATCTCATTTTGTGCTTCTTGTTTCAAAGAAAGCCAATTTTTCTCTTGACTTTGCTTTAATCTTACTTTTATCTCATTTGCACTTTCTTTTGCAATTTTGCTTAATTCTTCAAAAATATCAAGGTTCATGAACTTTGAGAGATAATGTTTTCTAGAACCTGATTTTTCATTGATGAATGAATTAATATTGCCCTGTGAAGCAAAAGATGTCATTAAGAACTCATCTGATGTCCCGATTAACTCTCGTAGCACTTTTTCTGTTTCTCGTCTTTGCTCGTCACTTTCATTGACAATTGTTCCGTCTTCTGCAATTCTTTTTAAAGAAAGATCGGTAGGTGAATAAAATTCATTAATTTTCTTTTTAATAGGAATTTTCTTTGTAGATCTCTCGATTTGATATTTTTGATTATTTACATCAATAATCGTCTTTGTTTCACAATTATCTTTTCTTGTATTGATAATGTGAATATTTTTCATGCTTCCTCTATCTGTTCCATTAAATAGATTATACATCAATGTTCCTGGAATAGATGACTTTCCTGCTGCGTTTTTACCAAAAATACCAATAATTCCATTTAGATTGTCAAAATTGATAAAATTGTCTTCGCCATAACTAAAAGTATTACTGAACTCAAGTGATTTAATTGACCAATTGGTGGGCTTTCTGTTTTGATCTTCAGGTAAATTATCCAAAGTTTTTTCAAAAAGCTTGCTAATCTTAGACAATTGATCTTCTGAAACATTATTGCCAAAATAATTTTGCAGCATTAACTTTCTTGCATCTTCATTCCAAATATTGAAATTTTTTCTTTTTTCTTCGATTAATTGAATACTCTGATCAATTCCATCATTTTTAAAAATAATTTCTTTTGCAGATTTTTTTTCTTTCAAAAATGAAGTAATAAGTTTAATTTCACCTTGATTTAAAGCAGACTCGGATTTAATTCTAAATCTTGCTCCGGAAGGATATTGATCCAATTCTTTGATTGTTTCATCTGTATTTCCTTTCCATTCACATGTGATATAGATATGAGGATTATCTAATTTAACAAATTCTGAATTATATTTCCATTTATTTTCAATGTCCCAGACTAGAAAACCTTTTTCTGTTTCTTCGCCGTAATTTTGTTGAATAGTAGATCCTGGATATGCAATTCTTTTTTCCATGTCTAAATATTGTTTCTTGTGAATGTCTCCTAAGAAACCAAAATCAAAGTCTTTAAAGAAATCGAGATTTACTTCACCACCTAATTCCCAATCAGAGTCTGTTAAACTACCTAACACTGAACCGTGAAATGTTGCAATATTGATTTCACCATCTACTGGTTTAACATCTTTCCAACCTTCTTCATCAAAGCAACTAAAAACGCACCAGTTAAATCCTTTAATTCCTGTAGGATAAGTTCCACTCTTTTTATATAGAAAAAGCCTAGGATTGTTTAAAGCTTCAACAATAGGAGTAATTGCATCAAGTCTGTTTTGATTTAAAATTAAACCATCATGATTTCCTAGGATGACATGTGTTGGAGCTAAATTAGCTAGATTAGTAAACCACCAATTAAGAATATTGATTAACTCAGGTGATATCCCCTGTGTCTTAGAATGAACAATGTCACCACCTACAAAGATTAAATCAGGTTTAATTTCTCTAACTTTATCAAAGAATGAATTAAAAACTAAACGATATTCATCATGTCTTTTTAGACCCCTAAAATGAATATCAGAAATATGGACACACTTAAAACTCATAAAACAATTCCTTAGGGATTAAATCTAGATCAAAGATATTTTATTTAATAGTAATGAACTTGTGTCAAGTTTACAACTGTTTTGATATAAATTGTCAAACATTTCATGAGACATATCACCTACATCTTTCTCTGATGTTGTGTCCATTAAACTTACTTCAATATTATATTTCATAAGATCATCTGCAATTTTTAAGGTTTTGCTAATTGCATCTTTGTCCAAAGCAAGAATAACAGGAGTTCCATTTTTGACAATTTTTTTGAAAAGTGCACTATCTTTTGGCAAAGAACTTCCTAAAAGACATGTTGCATTATCATTTGTTTTCAAAAGATCAAGAGGTCCTTCAACAATCGTTAAAGGTTTTTTCCAATTGATGCTTAAATCATTAAAAATAATCTTAACACGACTAGCATTGCAATTAATGTATTTATACATGTCAGTTGTAGGTGCATCAATTCTTCTACACGTGTAAAAATTTATTATACCATTTTCATCAAAAGAAGGTATGATCAAAGATCTTCTAAAATTAGGATGATTACTTACGCCTAATCTCAATAACCACATTTTATGATCATCACAGCCTCTATTAATTGCATAATTACAAACATCTCTAATGTCTGGATCAATAGAATTTAAATTAAGTGCACAAAACATAAACCCTTCAGGTATTTCTACTTTTTCAACTTCTTCTTGTTTTTCTTCATTGTCATCAAGTTGGTTTAAAATGTCCAGCCATTCATCTTTGATTTGATTTGAGCTATCTAGAAAGTAATTTTTAGACTCTGAATAATATTTTTCACTTAATTTTTTAACAAGATAAGGAATACTTCTGCCTTTTGTGTCACAAACAAAACAATGATATAAATTTTTATCAACATTGACAATCATTTTAAGTTTGTTTTTATTACTATTTTCACAATAAGGACACCAAATTGCAATTTCAGGACAATCTTTTGAATTTTTATAGTTTAAAACGATTTTTTTTATAAAGTTTAATTTTTCACTTGTCGTTTTTGTATTCATTTATTACAGCTGCCTTGCCAATGACATAAGCGTCTGCCATATCATAACAAGCTGGTTCGAATTTTACATCACCTTTGTTCTTGCCTCTGACAATATTCTTGACAGGCCATTCAATTTCACTTTCATTTGATTTTACCCAATTTAGTATTTGCTCCTTCGTATCTATTTCACTGGATTTATCTATCTTTATCCCCAGTGATTTGCGAGCAGATGAGACATTATAATATATAGGCTCAACGTTGAATTCCTCATATGATATCTGGGATACAACTCCGTTAAACCTTGAAAGAATTGACAAAACCTGAGCTGATGAAAAACCTTTTCGAAAAGATTGAGCTGACTCTTCTATTGATATACATTTGATGTTAAAATTTTTATCTTTAATTTCTTTCATTTGAGATCTAACAAAATCAGCTTTTTTAAATAATGAGTCAATTTTTCTAAGATCTATGTAATTCAAATAAACACATTTTAAATTATCAAATACCGAAACACCAATAATGTTCGTTGATATATCCAAACCCATACAAATTGTCATAATGTTAATAATCCATTTTTAATCTAACATTATATCGATCATTTTGCCTTTTTACAATAGGTTGTGCAAAATTCGCACGTGCAACAATATTAAGATTTTCATCGTGCAAATTAACACCAGTTATATAAACGAAACCTTCTTCATCTGTGTCATATAAACCACTTGAAGGACGAAGCTTTTTATATGTTTTATTAAGAGAATAATTTAAATCACCTTTTTCTACTGGAATATTGACCTCAAAAGTATGCAAACTATGATCTCCTTTTAACTCACAACCAAAATTATTTTCACCAAAGGAATAAAGCCCGGGATGATTAATAATTGCAAGACCATCATTATAAAAAACATGTCCTATATAATTCCATTTTGCATGAGGCGTAAGACAATCTGCTCTATATAAAAGTCCATTGTTGTCTTTTATCTTCATATTTAAAGACCCACCAGTACCAGAAATATCAACATCTATTAATCTAAAAGAATCCTTTCTTATCTTTCCTGAATATAAATTATTAGATATATCAAATATTACAGAGTGAATTTCATTATCTTCGCCTTCAATTGTGTAATGAGAATTAAAATATTTAACATAACTCAAACTTTCCATTTGAAAACTATTAGAATTTGAAAAAGTATCTATCAAGTTATTTGAAAAATTTTTAATCATATAGGTTTCTGTCTCATAAGATTCATCATCAATATTTTTAAAAATAGAATTAATTATAAATTTTTTGCCAGTGTTTCTTGACTCTTTCATTTTTAAAAATATTTGATTTTTCTGAGATAAATTTAATTGATCAAAATTTAAATCATAGACATTTTTTTCTAAACTAGCAGGATTTAAATTATCAAAAAGAAAATTAGAAATATCATTACTGCTGATGTTCAATGAAGTATTTTTTTTAATTAGCAGACCTTCATTACTATAATCTTCCAATAAATAATTTTGAACAATCCTAGAATTTAAAAAATCCTTTGAATTTAAAAATGAAAAAGAAGAATTTTCGAAAAAAAGTTTAGAAGAATTAATAGTGTGAATACAATTGTCGTACAAGAAATCAGAAGAATTTGAAATATAACTTTCTAAATTTAAATTACATAATCCATTGTCGCAAGGAAGAATAAAATTGTTTCTATAAATTAAATTTCCTTTTAAAAATAAATCAGAACTAAAATTGTTGTCTGAAAATATTGCGCCTTCTTGAACATATTTGTTAAATATTTGATTGATTGTTCTGCCTTTTTTGTAAAAATCAATAAGAATATCTCCTTTGTTTACATAATTGTTTGAACTAAAAGTTGTGAATATGTCTTTATATTGAATTCCATTCATGCCAGAAATATATGGTCTTCTATTACTTATTGTATCTTTTACAAAATGTTCAACAGATATTTCGTGACCATATACTTTATGTGCAAAAACAGGATTTACAAAAGATCTGTGCGATATATTGTTTATCTCGCCAAAAGTTATATAACCTTGTCTAGAAATAACGTCAGGTTGGTATATGCAAGGCAAGTAAAAACTAGTTTTTTCATTATATAAAATATCTAAAGATTTTCCTATTGCAAAATTCTTTAAATCAATATAATCGATTTCATCATTGACAATTAATATATTATGAATTTCTGCATTTAATGCAAAACTTTCATCTAGGTCATTTGTAATATCTTCATTGTAATCATATATTTTTTGATTAAAAGGATTATTTTCAATCATAAATTGATTATAAGCGTTCTCGGTTTGCTGATTTTTTATAATTTGATTTGTTTCTAGTCCATGTTTTTTAAAAGTGTATTGATTTAAAAAATACAATGCAGGATTGTTTTCATCAAACCAAGATTTTTTGAAGTTGATATGTTCTAGATTTATATCGTTTATTTTATTTCCTATTGTAAAAATGTTCTGAATATTATTATCAAAAATAAATTCTTCATCTTTTGAAAGATTTTCATAATTGTCATCAATATAAATTCTTAAATTATTTGTATTGATTAATATTGATATATTGTGCCAATTATTTAAACTTAAAGAAATAGATGAAGTATATGTATAATTTCCTATTATTCTAGGATAAGAAGAATAATTCTCTTCTTGCGTTTTTTGTGAATTTGCATCTTCAAGCAACTTTATTCTTATAAAGAATTTTGTAGGTTGATTTAAATCATTTCTACTGGATGTGTCTTCTATTAACCAAGCAGAAATAACATTAGGAATGTGAATAATACAACCAGGATTATAATAGTATCCTTCGTAAGAAGTTCTTCTAGGGTTAATCCAAAAATTAATAGACATTTTATTCATGTCAGGATATATATTTTTGTTATTAATTTTTTTGTTAGAATAGATTAATGCACAGTTATGAGAGTTTGTTAAAAAATCAATATTTGAAGTATTATCAAGAATATATTTTGAAGGATTAATATTGAAAAAATTAAGAGAATTATAATTAAAAAAACCATAATTGAAATATCTATTCAATAAATGATTTGAAGAATTAACCTTATAAAGATCTTTAATTATCCTTTTTTTATTAAGTGTTTTACTAAATGGTTTAAGTTCTTGTTGAATTCTTTTAATTCCAAAGTATCTTGAATTTATAAAATTTTCCTTAAATTCACTATTAAGACCAATCATGTTAGGTCTAGATATAGGATTAGCATCTACACAGTTTTGATTTAAATTTGACTTTAAAATATGATTATATGCTTTTTTCTCATTTGGATGCCCTTTCTTTTGTGTTGTTCCTTCAATCTCTTTTACATTAGATTGATTAAAGCTTTGTTGAAAAGAATCAACTGAAATTAGTCCATAGTATGAATTTTTTAAAAAATTATTATTATTTTCATCAACTTCTATTTTTTCTAAATTTTGTTTTTTAATTAAATCATCTAGAGATAACTTTCTATCTGTACATAAATCATTTTTAAAGACAAAAATTCTTGATGGAGATAATCTTAAAGTTTCTCTATTGAAGTTTAAATTACTTAAAGTAATAATTGACATTATAATCTCTTTTAGTTAAATTATTATAATATCTATTGAAAATTAAAATTTTAATAGTCTAATCTTACCCTGATTGACAAATTGTGAGAAGGATTTTTTTCAATCGGTCGACTTAATTTTGCAACAGCCAATAACTCATTTGAAGCATTGTACAAACCAACAGTTGTAATATATGAAAAAGGTAAATCATCTTCTGAATCAACAACTTGAATCTTTCCTAAAGAGTCAGTGTATGTTGGATTTGTGCTATAATTAAAATCATCCGTTGAAGCATTGCAATAATAAATTGTGCTATTAATAATTGTTTCATTTTGAAAAGCTAAAGCAGTCGTTGAAGTTACAGGAAATCTTGTAATACAAAAGTTTTTTATAATATCATCGATAGAAGCTAAAGTTAAAAAATCACTAAATTTATTTTGGACTGACGCATTTCTTACACCTATAGGTTTTTTACCTGCAGAATAAGTGATCGGATTACTAATAGTAATATCAGGAGGCAAATAACTTGAACTAGTAGTATCTGGAAAATCAATGACTCCTGTTACTGATTCTTGAAGATTAAAAATTTTAGCTGCATCTAAAACAATAATTCCTGCATCATAAAAAATTAAACCGCATGGATCAGTTGAATAATTGACACCTAAGTCTGTTGTTTTATATAAACTACCTACTTCTCCTGACGCACCTATCCTAAAATTATTTTCACCGTCTTTGTCAATTATCATAACTGACGTTGTGTCTGTTGTAGGAACAAATAAATTACCTAATGAATTATTGCCTGTGCTAGTATGTGCTTTTAATTGATCAAACATTTTTATACCAAAGGAACCTTTGTAAATATTGTCTCTTTTAAAAAGTCTTTTAATATTAATAAAATATGCTTCTTTTATAATTTTATTTGCATCTGTACTTTCATACGGAGCAAAAAAAGAACTATCTGCATCTCCTAATAAATGCTGAGCATATTGTTTATAAATATTTATCTTTTCTCGCATCATTAGACATTTAGTTATATCAAAATCTAGTTTATTGCCTGATGCGATAGTAGGATTTAAATTTTGTACCAACGTAGAAGATAAATTGCCTAATGCATTATTTGTTATATTTGCATATACACCAAAAGTAATATCTAACATTGCATTTGAAGATTGATATGTGTGATTTTGATCAAATATTGTATTAAATAAAGAACTTGTAATAGCTGTTTGTGTTCCTGTCACAAAAGAAGGATAAGTTCTTCTATTGTTAGCAGAAGAAATGTCTGCTGCTATAATATCAATCAATTGATTTAATCTAGATTTTTCTATTTTTACGTCTGTATTTGTTAAAAGTTTAAATCGTGCTGCCATTTTTTCCTTCTTATTGTGTTACTGTAACCGGAATTATAATTCTAGAACCTGAGCTTTTACCAATTATTTCAATTTGTGTCTTAATAACATATGATTCGCCTACAAGATTACCAAATTTTTGAAAAGTGGATAAATTTATCTTAGGAGAAGTCAATGAAACACCTATTTGTTTTTCAAATAATTGTCTACCTGTTAAAGCAAATCCTGATTCATATGTTGCATCTTCAGCCGTTGTTCCTTCAAATTCATATGTTGCGATATTGTTTTCATCTAAGTCTTTATATGAATTAATACTTTCTATACCATTCAAATAAGGTTTAAGAATTAAATCATTCATCTTAACATAAAAATATGTGTCTATTAAATTTGCATCAATAGAAGTTTGTGATGAACTAGGATCAAGCGTAGATAAAACTTTGATAGTTTTGAATTTTGAAGTTGTGTCTGATGCTGAAATTGTAATCGCAGTCGTATTTGTTTCTGCATATTTCTTAAGAAAAGGAACATATAGAATTCTAAGTTTGTTACTATTCAATGTGATATTATTATGTTTTATTGCTAAGTTTTCGTTTGTTTGTGCTTCAAAAATCGGTGTATTTTTCTCAATTTTTTCTTTTCCAATCTGATTTCCATATTTTAAAATATTTGAGTAATCAACTTCATCATCTCCAAAAGAAAAATATACAACCTGAAAAGATCCATTATTTTGTGATAATAATTCTCTTCCTCTTTCGGTTAAAACAGCGTCAATAACAATATTATTCGTTGTATGATCTAAAAATCCCATGTTTCTTTCCTTTAATTTGCTTTAAAATTTAATTATTGTTATAATAATAATATCATAATTTAATTTAAACTAAATTTGATTGTTTTAGTTTTTAAATCTGTTAATCTAATTAAGTTTAATTGATATTTTATATCATTATTTATGTTCAAAATATCAATTAGGCCATTCTCGGTCTTTAAATTAAGACAATCAGGCGTAAAAAATATCTTTATTTTTTCTTTATTTTTAAAAAAAGGCGTAAAATTAAAAATTAAATTGTCGTTTTCAAAAAGCATTGTTTTTCTTTTAACATAAAGATTAGGATATTGTCTAGGTGCATCTGATAAGCTAATATTGTCAACTATAAGTTTATTATATACATTACTATATCTAACAGCTATCTGATTTGAATAATTTGACACAAAGCCATGAGCATCTACTGAACATACCGTGTATATATATAAACTATTCAAATTATCGATTTCATCTATAAAGTTAGTTTTTGCAAATTTTCCTGACTTGTCGATGTCTTTTATTACTTCATTTGAAACAATGTCAGAAAACATATCAAAGTTTCTAAATTTTGAAGGATCTTTTTTATAAGAAGTGTAAATTAAAGTATATGGTTCTTCTAAGCTTTTTCTTCTATATAATTGATATCCTATTACATCATTTGTAGGATTGTTTGGATTATCCCATAAAAATTCAATTTTATTTAAGTTGTATATAAATTTTGCATGCAATGCATTAGGAGGTGAAGGTTGCAAATATTCTACTGCTCTTGTAAACAAAGTCTTATATGATTGATTGCATATTAACGCATATTGTTTTTCATAATATCCATCTAAATTTTTTGGTAATATTGCACAGAAAACAGGAAATATTTCATAACAATATGAGCATCCATAACTAACATAATCATCATAGAAAACAATTTCTTCTTTGTTGTAGTCATTAATAATATCAAAATGAATAAATTGATTTGCAGCATTTAAAGAAAGGCTGCCATCTTTCTTTTTAATATGCTTTCTTACAAGAAATCCTATAAATAAACAACCTGATTCTATTAATAGTTCATTATGTGTTTCTGATGTGATAGGAAGACTTGAAAAATATTTAATTTTTTCAAATATTGATAAATTATCGACGTCACTTTGGACATCTTTTCTGTCTTGATTAATAAAATTACTTAAGCCTTCTTTAAAATTTAAATTTTTTGTTAAATATCCTGACGATATCAGTTCATCATGAACATTATTGTTTGTTGAGTAAAAATCAAAAACATTTAAGTTTCTTGATAGATGATTTTTATATTTTGCCAATAAAATATCTTTTGAAAATTTTGAAGAAAAAGAAAATTCTTTTAAGTTTTTTGTATTTTTTTCATTTGTTAAAAAAGGATATTTTTTTTGATTAATATCATATGAACTACATAGATTTTTTGTAAACTTTGAATCTTGTTTTGAAATGAAATTTACAATATTGTCTTCTATTTCAAAAGAAAAATTAAAATTATTTAAAATTTCTAGATTTTGATTTAAATTTTTTGATAGCTCTATATTGCTAATGTAATTTTCAACTTGTCTTTCTAGATTTCTTTTGATATTTTTCATTTTTTCAGAAAAAAGTCTCAATTTTTCATTAGAACTCAATGAAATACTTATTTTTATTGAGTTTTTTTTCTCAATGGATTTTTTTAAGTCAATTTCATTATCCCAGTTTTCTTTATATAAATCCTTTTCTTCATCTTTTTCGTCATAAGATAAATAATTGTATGTAGCATTAATTAAAAATTTATTAATTCTATAATCAAATATGTCAAAAATTTTATTCATTGTTTAAGCTTTTGTTTCTATAAATAATAAATATTTAATTGTCTAATAAACTCACTTTTACTCTATATGAAACATTTTTAGGTATATATTTTTTACCATTAATTTTGATATTATAGAAAGTCAAGTCATTCTCGTTTTCTGAATAAATAAAGTTATATAGATTTTTTTGATAATTTGTATTGATTTCATCTCTTAATCGATTATTAACACTTTGATTGTTGATAAAAGGTTCAAAAGTAATACCTGCTGCATTTGAAACAATAGGATATCCAATATTGTCATAATTTAAAGAAGTTGCAATAAAATCTTCAGGCTTCAAAGAAATGTTATATATTCTATAGAAATTAGAAGTTGCAAAATCTTCATGACTAAGCAGCAAAGATTTAGTAAAATCAGACATAAATTTTGTAAATACATTGACAAAGTTATTTGTTACAACATCTGCGATTTTAAAATTTAATCCTTTATAGTTTACGTCTGACTGAGTAAATGCATTTTGTAAATCTTGCAAATTAAAACCCATATAATTTGTTTCTGAATTTATATTTTGCAATCTTGTAATTTTTTGTGTAAATAAATCATATACTTCTTTTAATATTACTGTTTCTTGCAAAAATTTTTCTTCTTGCTTTTTAATTGAAAAATTATTTTTAGGTTCGAAGCCTGATAAAACTTTTAAATTTTTTTGTAGTTTATAACTCATTGCCTGATTATATACACATCTTTTTACTAAATCTTCAATCAGTTCAGTTTTTTGTGCAAGACTAGCATTAATTGCATTTAGTTTGTTTTCATACACAGAAAGCAATTCATTTTTTCTTTCAGAAATATATTCTGTGTGATTTGTCATTAAACCAACATTATAATTTTGATGTAAAGAAATATTTTCATTTTCAAAGATGTTATTTGTTAAATTCTTTTGATTATCAGGATCTGTAAAGTCTGATTTTGCAATTAATTTATTATATACAAAATTTGAAGAATTTGAAAGTTTTCCATATTTCAATAATGGAAATTTTAAGTCATTTATTACATTCAAAGATGTCACCATAGGATACCCAGACAATTGACTTTCTATAGAAAAAATATCATCTAATGGATTATTTATCTTTAAATCAAATTCGAACCTTTTTGTTTCCCACATAATATGCGGAAAATCATTGTCAAACATATCAACTTCTATTACAATTATATCATTTAAAGAAAACATATTATTGTTTTCAATACCTACAGAAAGTATAGTCGAGTCTTTAATTTTTAATGATTGATTTTTTACATAAAGATTTGAATTTTCATCTATTACGACATTTGAATTTTCAATTGTCTGTTTATTAAAATTTTCTTTTAGGTATTTGTCTATAAAAGATCCTTGAATTAATTCTTTTTCAAACTTTGAAATTGTTAATGGGATATCTTTGTTTTTTAACTCATAATAATCTTTTATATTTTTAATTGTTTTAAACTTTAACAAGCTTTTGACATAAAGATCTTTAAGATGAGTATTTTTATCTAATAATAGAAAATTTTCAAATCCTGTATTACTGATAATTTTGTTTTTTTGAGAATTAATATTTTTTTGAATACGTAACTGTTTTAATTTTGAATATATTTTCCAAGTATCTTCTCCTAGGCCTTTCTCATAAGAGTTATGATATTTAAAAATTTCTAAATTTAAAGCTTCAGATATATCATTTAGCATTAGACCGTACGCTATTTGATTAAACCAATTAAAATTCACATCAGAGAAAATATGATTTTCAAAGTTCAATAAGCTGTTTAATTTTGAAAAATCAGAAAGCTGATCCTTTAATAGGTAAAAACAATTTATGTTAAAATTTGCATAATGACTATTTTCATTTATCGTTTTGCAACCAGAAGAATTTTGATCAACAAAAGAACTGCTTGAAATAATTTCATTAATATTTGAATTTTCATTGTTTTCATATTCTTCTGATATTTCATAACTTTTTGATATTATTGAAACAAATATATCTTTAGCGGTCAGTATGTTTTTGTAACTAATTCCATTTATTAGTTTTTGTCGAGTCAAATCATTGCAATAAACAAGAAAGTTTTTATAAAATGAAGAAAATAAAAGATTATCATAGCTCTGAAGTGAATTTTTTGAAAAAAATACGCATTTCTCTGATATCGTTACTTCATTTTTTTCATTTATATTAAATATTTTAAATTGATCATCATCTACACTGTAAAGGCTTTGTTCAAATTGATTATCAAAAAAAGAAATACATGATTGATTAATATAAACTAATGGATTTCCTTCTATGCCTGAGTCTCTTATTCTGCTGTCTTTGTTTTCAAAATAAAAAAGTCTGTTCGAATTAAAATTTTCTAAATTGAAATAATCAAAAATATTTGAAAATTTTGACATGAATTGTCTATTGCTCTTAATGTAAAAATACACTTTTTTAATTTCTTGCTCGGACATTCCTAATATTTCCTTAAAATAATAAAGAATTTTCTGAACGCTTGGTTTAAATGATGCATTATTTGATATTTTTTGATTACTAATAAAATTATTAAATTTTTCTGTGTCAATATAGAGTTGATCAATTACTCTTTCAAAAGGAAAAATGATTCTTTTTAAAATCTCATTAGATTTATTATGAAATTTTGTAAAGAAAGTCAGATTTTGAAAATTATCTTCTGCGATATTTTTTATGACAGAGTTTGCATCGTTTTTTGAATATTTAAAAATAAAATTCGAATCAAATGTTCTATTACATAATGCAATATTACTTTGCACTTCATAAAACATTCTACAGAAAATATCAGAAGAAATCTGCAAAATAGAAGAAATAATATTTTTAAAAGTTTTAATATTCGAATCATTAGATAATGTAAAATTTTCGAAAGATAAACTATTTCTGACGTCGATTTTATTTAGTATACTTTGATTAAAAATTTCATCGAACATTAAAAAAAGATCATTGTCTTTAAAGTTTTGATCAAAAATAGAATTTTCAATTGAAGCAATATTAAGTATATTTTCTTTCAATACAATATTGTCAATATTCTCTAAGATTTCTTTATAGTTTTCAAATTTTCTTTTTGTGTATCTTTCTTTTAAACCAGTATTGGCAAGTTCAGGAATAGTTTCATCAAAATTAATTGTTTTGCCAGTTTGCATAAAATTTTTAATTGAATTAAAAGTATTTGAAAATTCTGTTTCATCTAAAGAAACCGTGCTAATCATAAAAGATTTTTTATTTTGATATTCCATGATTTTCATGAAAGGTTTAAAAGAGTCTAAATTGAAAATATTTTTAATGAAAAAATCTTTAATTCCGTCTATGTTTGATTCACATATATAGAAAGGTGAAATTTGAGATTTGTTGACATTAAAGTTGTTTTTATATTCTTTAATTCTAGAATAGTCTTTTTGTTCTAAGGCTTGTTTATCTTCATATTTGAAATATTTTTCTTGTGAAATATTAGAAAACAGAAAATGATAAAATAAACCGTTTTGCTCATAAAATTCATCTTCTTCGTTTTTCTTATAAGGATTATAATTTTCATAATCTTCATAGGTAGAAGTTTGACTATTTAGATCATTTGAAAACATATAGAAAGGAGAAATATCTGTCAATAATTCTATTGCGTCTTCATTTGAAAAAATTGCATATATTTTATTCATTTCAGATCTTATTGAATTTTCTAGATTAGGCAAATTAGAGTTACTTAATAAGTAAAAAGACAAAATATTTGTTAAAGAAGTATTAATAATTTGTTTTTGATGATTATTTAAACCTTTTGAATTGCTGTTTATTGACCAAAACAACATTGCAAGTTCTGTTAAATTTGCTCTTTTTGAAAAGTTATAAAGATTGTCACTTTCAAAAGTGTTTCTGCTAAAGATTTCTTTTATTTTTTCTTTTAAAGTAGATAAAAATTTAGTATTATTTACAAAATGTCCTAAAGATTCATGATGTTTTTTTGTAATATTTTCAATTGCTTTAGAATAATCAGGATTAATGAATTTTTCTTTTATCTGATTTTCTGTTAAATCAATATTTAAATCAAAAAATTCATTATTCGTATTTTTTATTTCTTCAATATTAAAATCTATAGATTCATTAAACAATTCTTCGTTTTTCTTAAGAATTAATTTTGAATTTAAAATAAAATCTTTCTCTTCTCGATCTAGATTTTTTTCATTAAAAGAATATTCTATTTTTTCATTATTTTCTTTTTCGATCAGTTTGTTTTTATCTATAGAAGGAGAATTAAGTATTAGATTTGTTTCATCTTTTTCTATCTCAGACGTAGATATTATTCTTTCTTGATTTCGAAATATTAAATTTTTTAAATTTTTTACACAATCGTTCACTAAATATCTATTCTTGATAATAGACTTAGAAAAGTTAGAATTTTCATTAAAATAATTAAAATTATATAATCCCCTGATGTTCTCTATTAATTCTTTTTTACTTTCATATATGAAACTAATATGTTCTTCAGTATTTAAATTTAAGAGATTTCTAGTGTCAGAAAGACTGTTTAAGTTTAAACCTAAATTTAAATTTCTTGGTATTGCACCTCTAGACCTGGTTTGGTTCTGAATATTGGATCTATTTATTTGTCTAATTTTTGTGTTTTGAATATCTATATTTAAAGCAGTCGGATTTAATGATTTTAATTTATTTACACCGGTGATTATTTTGTTTTGCGCAATATTTAAATGAGAAAAATCTGGAAAATTAGTTAAAGGCCTTATTGTAATTTTTTTGACTTTTAAAATATGCAAATTTTTAGGATTAATATAGTTTGATATCAAGCCTAAGATAGACAATCCTGATTCTTTAATTCCTTCTTCAAAATTTCTTTCGAATTCATTTGAATATAAATCATTATCTTCATTGATATTATTAATTTCAGTTTCAGCTTCTTCAAATGTTGCATAATTTTTTAAAAATATTGATTTTTCAAATATGTTTTTCTTGTTTGAAGAAAAACTGTAACTTGAATTAGTGGCATCTAACATGTTTTCAGAATACTTATTTTGTAAATAAACTTTACTTAGACCGTAAAGATCAATATTTTTAGTATTAATGAAAGAATGAATATTGCTCATTTTCTCTTTGTAATTAAAAATATTAACATTTTTTGCCTTTAAGTCAATTTCATAACTTGAAAGTCTTTTATTTAAAGAGTTTAATTTTTCATATGAAATTTTTTCAAAAAGCTGATCGCTTTCTTCTTTTTCATTTTCAAAAATAAAAATGTCTTTTCTTTTAAGTTTTTTCAAATTTAAATGTTCTGTATCATTTAAAAAAGAAGGAAAGTTTAGAATATTTGAATTTGAAAAAGTTAAATTCTTTTTGTTTTCTAGTGAGTAAGGAATAAGCCCGAATATTAAAGAGTTTGTAGACATATAATGATCAGATTCTAGAATATTGTACAATGATTGAGAAATCATATTTGTAGAATGAAAATATTTTTTAAGATCCACATGATTTTTTTCATTTTGAGATATCACAAAACCTAAATTGTTCTTAAAAAAATCAATAACTTTATATGTTATATCGCTATTATTTGATGAATTTAATGAAAAATTAAAAAACCTTTTCAAGAAATTAATTTTCCTAGAAGAAGGATTAACAACTATTTGATTTTCAATATTATTTTCATTAGGAAGTAAATTAAATATTTCACTTTTTAAAAATTTTTGAATCTCAAATGTGTCTAAAACGCCTGATAGAAAATTAAATTTATTTTTTAAGAAATCATCATTTAATTCATAAGAAGAATCTTTTGCGTTTTTAAATATTTTTAAAAAGTTATTTGTAAATAAAAAACTTGAATTAAAAAAATCCTGCGTAGAATTCAGTGTTGTATCATAAAGAAAATTAAGAGTGTCAATATACTCATTATCATATCTTATTGTTTCAAATTCTTCTTTTATTTGTGAAACAATACTTTTTGAAGCAAAAAAAGTTTCTTTTGATTTTATAAATGAATGATTCATTTGTGCATCAAAAAAATCAAAATGTGAATTATCCATCTTTTTTAAAAAATTTAAATTTTTTTCATATTGTTTTTTTAAATTTACTTCTAGTTCAAAATCTATATCTTCTTGATCATTATTAACATGATAAATATGCAATAGTTCTGCGTTTAAATTCTTTTTAAAATATTTCGAATTGAGTTTTGCTGCTTTTTCATAATCCTTATTAAGAATTGACATGTTTTTTTCCGTTAAATAATTTAAATTATATGTTTGGTGTATAACTATTAAATTAGATTTAAATCTTAAGACACATTTATGTTTGTAATATTTTCATATAGGAAGAAAAGTTTTTGATCTTTTTTAATTGTTATTTTTACATTTTTTTTATAGTCTTTTATTTTGTCAATTATTTGAAAATCAATAGAATTAAAAACAATATTCTGATAAAGCTTCTCATGTTTAAAATCTATTTCTTTGTAATTTTTTAAAAAAGTAAACAATTTTAACATATTAGGTGTTTTATATAGGTCAAAATAAAATATAACTTCTAGAGAGTTCTTATTTAGATATTTTGTTTCAAATGTAAAATTTTTGTTAATATCATCTACAAAAGAATTATTTATGTCATCAACCCAATCATTAAAAACAGACTTATTGTTTTTATATAAAACATTTGAAATACTTAAATCAGGATAATCTTTCGTATTATCTTTTTTATAGAAAAAACCTTTAAAACAATTTCTTGTTATGTCTTTTATGACTTCATGCATTTTATCTTTTTCTAAATTTAAATCTGATAATTGTTCAATGTTTAAAAAAATAGAGCCTTTTAACATTTTTTTAGTATTGTCAAAAAACAATTTTTCAATTTTTGAATTTAAATTAATCTGTTTTTCAATTTCAACATCTCTTAAGTCTTTTCTTTTTATTTCTTTTAATTCTGATTTTGCCCATGTTGAATTAATTGCTAAAAAATCGTAAAGAGTTTGAATTTGAAAGTTATCTAATGAATTAATTCCTTTTGAGTTAATTGCCTGAAATGTAGAATATAGTGAATTAATGATATCATCAGACAATATTGTCATATTGCTACTTTGCAAATTATTTGACAAATATATTTCTTTTATTCTGCTCTTAAAAGTAAAAGTATTCATTTCTTTAAAAAACAAGTCGGATGGAATTGATAACAATTTTGCTTCAAATTGAATATATTTTTCATTAATTTTTTCATAATTTTCAATATTTTCTTTAAAATTGTTGTTTTTCTGATTGTCTTCTATTAGAATAACATTAGATTCTTCAAGGTCTTTTAATTCTAAAACTTGTAATAAATCCTGAGAAATATTGAAGTGCTTTATATTTTTCTTTACTATAAGATAAAATTTATTTAAATTAATATCACTCAATATCTTTTCTTTTTTCTCATTAGACAATAGATTTTCAATTGAATTACTTTTTTCTAGATAAGACTTTTGATTAAGGTCTTGATTTTTTAACAATTGATTTATTACAGAATTACTATTAGTTAATATTTTCTTTTGATCTATGCTTTGCAATGCGCTATAGTTTAAAGTATATTGATATATGTCATTAGTATACTCATTTAAAATATTTTGTGTTTTTGAAATTGAATTATTTTCCATGCTAGAAATTGAAGCATATTCATATGATAATTTCTGTGTATATATGATTTTTTTATCATCAGATCTATTCTTAAAAATAATTGATAATTCAGAATCAGGGTTTAAATTTAATAATTTTGAGTACAAATTAATTTCATGATTAGATAAAATATTCTTAATGTTTTGGCTAGTTAGATTTAAAGGTTTTGTAAGATTTTTTTCTAAAAATATTTTATCTAATATGCTTTTCTTGTTAAGAATAATGTCAAACACAAAAGGATTATAGTCTTTTTCTTCTTTGAATTGTTTATTTATTTTAATTTTAATTCCTAAAACATTTTCTTTTAATGAATTTCCAACAAAAATAATGTCTTTTTTTGCCTTTTGAATAAAAAAATCATCTTTGTTTTTGTATAAAAGATTTAAATTTTCATAATTAAAGTTTTTAATAAAAGACTTTTTATCAATATTTTCTATAATCAGATTATATGACAGCGAAACAGTTTTTTCAGGAATTTCATACTTCTTTTTAAAAATAATTTCTATTTCGTCTTTTTTAAATATTTCATCCATTTCAAGATAGATTTCATCTATTTTTTGATCATTAATATATTCTATTATTTTTATATTCTTAATGTAATTGAAATATTTGTTTTCAAACAACTTTTGAATTACATTTTTTCCTGCGTCTGTTTTGCTAAATGATATTTTTCTATTTTGAGAATTAATATTTTTTTCAATATTTCTATCAAATGCGATATTAAACAGATTTAAATGATCGATATTTTCAATCTCTTTTTTTTCTAGTGAAGTTATATTAATATCATATTCTTCCAGTGAAGACACATTAATGTCATCTGATTTCCATTTTGATAGAATATTTTCGTTTTTATCATATGCATATATAAAAAAACTGTAAACATTTTCAGGTTGTTCAACGTTTTTTACTTTAAAATCTAAACTAAACTCATTTCTTTCTTTTAATTTTTGATCTTCGTTAAGATTTATTTCTATTTTTTTTGACACACTTGATACTAAACTGTACTTATTAAGATTTTTTTGAGTGTCTTTATTTAAAATCTTAATATCTAGATCAGAATTTGATTTTCTTAAGAAATTTGGAATATTTTTAAAACTCGAATTGTAAGAATTTGAAAATATTGAACGATTAGTTAAGTTTTCTAAAGTATTTAGGTTGTTTATTTTTTGATTTTTTGATTTTATTTCATTGTTTATTGAGTTTTCAAAATGACTATATGATATTATTTTAAAATACTTAACTTCATTTTCAGTTATATCTTTTGTGTTTAAAGAAATTTTAAAATTAACAAAATCAAAAAAAACTTTTTTGCCACTTTTTATTCTATAAGACTTATAGAAGTTCTTGATTATAGACATATTATTAAATAGATTAATCATTTTTCCTTTACTCCAAGACAATAGTGAACAAGTTAATAAACATATAATCGTCTTCTGTTATGTAATTATTTTCATCAAAAGCAATATCCTGTTTTGAATTATAAAGTCTTCCAACAGAGAAAACTTGTATATTTTTTTGTTTATTGACACTATACATTTCACCATGGTCAATCATTACTAATTTATTGAATTTATTAATTGTGTCACTACTTATATTTTCAAAAAGCTGAAACATGAAAGGTGCATCTTTTTCAATTTGTTCAAATTCTATTTCAAAGCTTAAAATTTTGCCTGAATTGTTTTTATCAATATTACCTTCTTTTATTTTTGACATTGACAAAATTTCTAGATTCAAAATAGAATCATCAATAATTTTTTCAATTGAGGCAGCAGAATCGAGTTGAACAATATTTTTAATATTTTCTATCTGTATGCCATTAGGATTTTTAATATTTTTGTAGATAATTTTTGTTTTGTCTCTGCTGTCATTAGACAAATTAAAAACATTTTTAATTTTTTCATTTTTCGAAGCTATAGATGAATTCATGTTTGAAGGAGGAAGAAATCTATAAGGTATTTTGTTAATAAACCTGCTGTCTTTTAAAAAATCAATACTAGATAAATCAGGACTAATTTCAGAAAAAGTAATATATTTATTTTGAAGTATATTGTTTCTTACGACATTTAATGAAAAATTATTTAAGTTTTTTTCTTTATTCTCGGAATCATTTATTTTTGATATTTTTGTCATAATGTCAAAATTTTGATTTGTAATAGCATCAAAAGATATAAAATTATCAGTAAGTAAAAAACAGTGTTTATTAATATTGTCTATAGATGCCTTTGACAAATTTTCAAATACTAAGTTTAAATTTTCTAAATTACCTGATACGATATTACCATTTTTTACTAAAGCGTCATCGGTATTAATTTGAATTCCTTTTTCATAACTCGAATCAATAATTCTTGACATTAAATCTATTTCATGATTTATAATATCATGATCAGTATTATATGTTTCAAACATAAAAGGCATTACCTTTTCATCTGCTACATCTATAGATTTTTCTTTTATTGAATAAATTGCATCCTTATCTGTAAATGTTGCATATTTAATTCTCAAATCACCATTTTGAGTTTGTTCATAACCATTTTTAGTTAAAGAAAAATCCATAATCCTTTGTTTTTTATGTAAAATTCCAGACATTATTCAAAATTACTTTCTTAATATTTGAATAATAATTAATTCACTCTAAACGTTTTCTGTGAATGCAACATGTTTTGACTTTAAAATATCTTCTAAAGACCATGATAAGTCGCTTCTCCAAACCATTTTATTAGTCAGATAAGGGTAAGGTATTTTTTGAAAATCAGGATTTTCAATATCGTTAACATTAAATCTGTTAACTCTGGAATTAACCAATTCATAAGTTAATGATTTATTAATGTTTACTACATTGTTTAAATCTGTTAGACTCAGACCATTATCTGGATTAATAAATTCCTTTGTGACTACATTAATTTTTTGATTATTTTTCCTGTCAAACATTGCAGTGTATTGTCTTTGCTGAATTAAATTTGCAAATTGCCCATATGACTTCGAAGAAAAGTATATTTTAGGTACTCTTAGATTTCTATTAATGATTGTTTCATTAAAACTATCTTCAAAAGGTTGATAACTATAAGTCTTATAATAGTTTATATTATTAAATACATTTTCAGAGTAATAATTTAAATTTTCAATTTCTTCTGACGATGTTGTATATTGTAAAAATGCATCATCATAAATAATTTGTCCTGACGTATTTAAATAATTGTCACTATATATTGGAAGATAAGGATTAAATGTTCTTCCTGATTTAATAATTGATTGATCTGTTGACAAACCTCTTTGAGGATTTGTCATATTTTTAAAAGAAATATTTTTTGTTACAATATTGTCAATGTAGTTTCTTATATTCATAAATGAATTATCTGAATATACATTGTCAGTATGGACATTTCCTACAATTACATTTGGAAAATTATTTGAATTATAGTATTTTAAAACATCATTTTCATCATACACTTTTACATTATCGTGCAAATAATAACCGTAAAGTGAAATATTTGATTTTCCTGCCGTGGCAATTCTTAGTATTTGTTTAATTGGCTTTGGATGAATAATAGGAGATATAGAAACACATATTGAAATTTCATCTTCTGGATACAATACATATTGTGAAATATTTTTATATTTAAGTCCTGTTATATTTTCAAATAAGTAATCATATTTATTATTTTCTTCTCTTAAGTCATTACTGCCTGGAATTGACACTTTAAAACTATTTTCAATAAAAGGGTTATTATTTTCAAAAGCTTTGTTAATTTTTAAAGAGCGTGAACTAGTAAAACTTGATAAAGAATTAGTTCCTACTTTATAAGAAATATTATTACCTGCAGGTATTTCAAATTCAAAGTTAATTAAATGACTATTTACAGGATTTTTACAAACGCTAGGGACCCTGCAAGGAGAATTGATATTAATTGAACCTGAATAATCAAGTATTGTCGTCAAATTGTTATTGTCAAGTATGTTTAAATGATTTTCATACTCTATTAATTTTATATTATCAAAATTTTCTTGTGAAATTAAAGAAATAAATCTTTTTTGATTATTAGTATTTATGTCATTATTGTTTTGAGAATTTTTAAGAACTTTATATGAAGGTGCAACAAATAAATAATTTCCAAAATTAACAATTTCTCTTAAATATTGAGAAGGCAAAGAAATCGCAGGAGAATTAGGAATTGATGTTGAAGTATTTCTATATATCGGAATATTTGAATTTAAATAAGCTTCATCTTGTTGACTAGTAGTAATTGTATAATTTACTCTTATAGAATCTGTAATATGAGGTTTATAATATCCTTCATGAAGACCCATAGAGTTTGAATCTGACGTAAGATAAGATTGTAATGTTTGGCTTGAGTTATAGAGAGCCTGATCTTTTTCATTAAGGTTTAAGCTAACAGGTGACCATTCTCTTTTAAGATCTAAAGAAGATAAAGAAATATCTCCATCGACCTTTTTTTGTTTTACAATAAAGTAATTTAAAACTGCATTTATAGGCTCTTCATAATAAGAATTTTCTTCTTCGTTTTTAAATTCACAAATCAATTCAACGTTTGTTGAAAAAGAAGTTCTACTTAAAACGAAAGGAGATTTAATGTAATTTTTTAAAGATATTAAGTTTTCTGAATATGCATGAAATTTTGGGTGAGAAGGAAAACCAAATTGGGAAGTAGGTAGACTTAAAAAAGGAAAAGATGTATTTGAAAAACTATCATCACCTAGATTTTTTTTAATAATAATTGAAGGTGTATTTGTAAGGCAGCATCTTTCCATAAAATAGTTTTTAAAATAAGCAAGAAATCCTGAATTTGATGTCCCTACAGTAATTTTAGAATCTTGTCTTATGATTTTAGGGATTTTTACATTATTACCTGATCCTGAAATTGCAAATTGAGGATTAATTCCAATATCAAAAAATCGAGCAGTCGACATATGATATTTAGGGTATAAAACTCCTCTATACTCCCAGTTTTTATTTAAATTATTCCATATTAAAAAAGGAGAGTTGTATTTATAATATTTTCTGTCTGAAAGTCTACCCGAATTTCTTTTTAAAGATATTCCTGAAGGTATATTGTTACCTGCATTTTGGATATTAGTAAATTCAAAACAGTCTTCAGGATCACTACTTATATCTTCATTAGGGATATCTGTAAATATTGAATTTTGAAACATTAAAGCATAACCTTTACCTGATGAATTTAAGTCAATATCAATTACTTTTTCTTTTTTTTGTTGACTTTCTAAATTTGAATAGTTGCCTTTTGCTTCAATTAAATCTTTTCTATCGTTTTTGTATTTTTCATTAATTTTAATATATTCTTCAAAAAAGTAAGGATTGTCTACATTTGACATTAATCCAAATTGACCTTTTGATGAAAACATATCTTCTTTTTCCAAAGAAGAAAAGATGTCTTTTGAGTCATTATATTTTTTTTCTGTAAAATTTTTATTTTTATTCTTTTCTCTAACAAATTCTGGAAATTTTAAAAGCTCATTAATATTATTTTTTTCATTATAATTTGTATTATAATTTAAGATTAGTTCATTAGGCAATGTTGAAGGTTTTGCAATATTGTTAGTAATATATTTTTCTACAAAATAATCGTTTTCCGCATACGAGCCTGTTCGACCTTGTCCTATAGGTATTTTTAAAAAATGCCTAGTTCTACTAAACTGATTGTTTTCTTTTTTTGTTTTGTCAAAAATTAAAGAATCTTTTTCATTAAAGAAAAAACTAGTAGATGCAATCGAAGGGTCTTCTATAAAACTTTCATATCTAGGAATTGCATCAAATACTTTGTTGATTTTTTCAATATTTATAAAACTTTTACCGCTTTTTCCTAAATTTTGATATTTTGAGACTTCTACTTGTTGATTATTTATTGTTTTTGTTTTAACTCTATTTTCCATTTTTACTCTATTCCTTTAAACGCAATTGAATTTTTACCTATACCGTCATTATAAGAATAATCAAATCCACACATATTGAATTTGTCATCTTTTTCATATTTTATTGTCAAATTGTTTCTATTAAAATTTTGATAAAAACTTGTGCTTTTAAAGCAAGAATAAAAAAACATGTCAGGGTCATTAATGTAATTTTGATTAAAAAAATCTAATTCTCTTTGCTCTTCGTTTTTGTCGACAAAAGGATTTACTCTGTTTTTTGTGTAATCACTTAAAACAATATGTGAAAAAGGAGAAATATATACTTTAGCGGATGATTTTTTTACAAAAATTGTATTATTGTTGATATTGTCAAAAAATTGAAGTGATTCATTTTTATAATTTAAATTATATTTTTCAGAGAAGTATATATTTTCTTGTCTAGAATTATAAGAAGTGTTAAGATCACAATGAAATTTATTAAAAGCTTTTTCTTGTTTTTCTTTAAATTGAATAACATTAATAATAGAAAATGGTTCTAAAAATCTTCCTTCATTTAAATCCAAAGAATTATTATAATTTCTAGGATAAATCAATGAATAGATATAATTTTGTCTCTCAATGGAATTTTCAGGAAGAAAAATACTTTCAAGTTCATTATTCAAAATCTTAATAACATCAGGAATATTTTTATTTTCATCGAAAGGCAAAAAAGAAGATTTTAAAGAAGAGTCTATCAATAAATTTTGTGTTTTATTCTCTATTGTAGTTGTTTTTTCCAAATTACTTGAAAGATTTTGTATAATATCTTTTTCTTTTTTGTCTTCAAAATAAGAAATATTTGGCTTTTCTTCTTCTTTTGATACATCTGCGTCTTGTCTTTGAGAACCTAAATTAACTGTTATTGCTGAATTATTATTTCTTCTTAGAATAGTTGTTCTAGATTTAAATCTAGCAGAAGGAGAAGAAAAACTATTTAATCTAGGAAGACAATTAATTGTAATTCCTGTTTCATTATTTTTTGTTTCTATTTTTGTCGTATTTGTTAATAAAGGAATATACTCAATGCTATAATCGCATATATTTTCAATATAAGGGATATTTTTAGATGAATCGATTTGAATATTTTTTGACATTTTAGCTTTTCATTATTTAAATAATAAATAATAAAATTAATCATATTCTCTTAAAATTCTTCCTTGTTTATTTAGATAATTTAAATTTCTTTTACTATTGTAAGGGCTGATTGCTTCAATATTACCTATAATAGGAGAATTACATTCATGTTGCTTGTAATAAAATTTATGTCTTTCTAATGAATGAGATTCAATAGTATATACATTATTATAAAATTTTACTCTACTAGGAACAAATTGGCTAAGAAGATCGGTTAAAATATTATCAAATATTTGATAAATTTCATACAAAGGAGTGATATTTGGATTTTCTATAGTCATTCTTTCAAAATAAGTTCTTTGCAATTTTTCAAAATCTGGATAAAAGTTATCATTAATGTTTGAGTTATTAGAAAGAATATTTGAAAAATAATCCATACCTGAAAACAATAACGATATATCCTCATTTAAATGTTTGACATTCGACATTTCAATTGAAAAACGAGAATCAGATCTTTTTTTGTTAATAAAACCTTTTGAATTATGAATTGGTGCGATTTCTTTGCTTTCAATTTCAGCTGTTTTTATATCAAGATAACCTGCGACATCTACCTTGTTTGACATATTAATTTCATCAAATTTCGAATCAAATCTTTTTAGGTATATATTTTTTGTTAAAACATTATTAGCAATACTGGATGTATCATTATTATATTTTATAAAATCAAAACTAATATTTGATTTATAATTTTCAAAGTTTTCATCAATATTTGTATTTTGGCTAAAATCAATTATCTTGACAGTGGAAAATTTTAAATTGTTTAAAAAAGAGTAAGAAAAGTCAATTGAATTTTTAAAATCTTGTTGAGCATTTAAATCCAGAATTAGAAAATCTTTTATTTTTTTATTTTGCTTTTTTGAAAAAATTAATTCTTCGCATGACAAAGAGTAAGGATTTCTAATGTGTTCAATGACATCATTTTTTTGTAATTCTTTACTTAATTTCCATTGTTTTATAAAAGAAATATTACCATTAAAATTTATGAATTTCTTAAAAAGATACTCTGAATCGATAAGTAAGTCAGAAAATTTCGAAATATAAGGATTTTGATCTAAATTTTGCAATTCATTATGATAAAATGAACTACCTAATCTTTTATTGTTGATTAATCTAGAAGATCTTGAACCAAACATCATTTTCAAAGGTCTATTTATTGAATTAAAAAATATTAAATCATCTTCTATTGGTATATCTAGTTCTAATAAATAACTTTCATTTTGACTAAAGACATTACCTGCCCTATTTACATTTAATTTAATTTTATTTTTGGAATTTCCTTTTAAAAATTGTAAAGAAAAATGCCAATTTGAATTGTCCAATAGATCTATGTCTTTTATGCAAGGATAATTTTGATAATCAGAAGGATTTAAAAGATTTAACGAATTATAATCTTTTAAAAATATATAAATGTTTCCTTTTGTTGAATATACTGAACTTTTTATAAAAATTAACTCTATTTGAGTTGGAAAATTACCTGCAGGATCTATTTCTTCAAATTTTAAAATCGATTCAATTAATATATTTTGATTTTTTGAAGCTGAAACATCATAATTTAATAAAAATTCCATCGCCAGACAATTTATGTTTTCTTCGTAAAAATCAAAATATTGATTAAAAACAAAAAGACAGTTCGAATTAATTTTATATTCATGATATTGAAAAGACGGATAATCGACAATTTCAGAATAGACTTCACTGTCTTCTGGTAAAATGTTTTTAAATTGTAAATACTGAATGTTTTTTACGATATTTTCTGTATTATTATCAATAAAATTATAAGATTGAGTTCCAAACTCTCTAAATCTATAATATTCATCTGGGGGTATACCTACAGAATTAAAAATTGATCTTAATGAATGAATTGTTCCTTTAGATGATATCATGTCATTCGAATTAATTAATATTCTTTTCCAGATTTCATTTTGTATGTATCTTAAAGTATATTGACTTTTGTCTTCTCCGTCAGCTCCTAATATATACCCATCTAATATTTTATTCGTCGGGCTATTTAATATTTCTTTAAAATCAAATCCTCTTAACTTTGCCATTAAAGGAATAAAAAAATTGACATTTGAAGATTTAGATATGTCATTATAATCTAAATCTATCATTTCAGGAAGAATTTGAAGATATAATTTCAATTGATCAAAAAAACGTGACCATATTAATAATAAATTTATAAAAGTTTGAGCAGCTTCAGTTTTTTGTTGTCCAGGAAAATTATTTTGGCTGTTTGCATCATAATAAGATTGACCTGTTTGATTTCTGTATATTTCATCTGATTTATCTAGATCAGATCCTTGTAGTAAATAATGCTTAGGAATTAATTTAAAGACTAAATTAGGATTATAAAGATCATAGTTCTTTGCTTCTTGAATGTATTGATTATTTAAGTCAATATGATTTTGAAAAGTAGGCAACAAAACAGGATTTAAATCGGACTCTTCAAACCTTAATGAAGAATTTCCAATTGTTTTTAGCCTATAAGAAGAAATTATTTCTCTTATTTGTTGTTGTGTTTTACCTACCAAGATATCTGAATTTAAATTTATCCATGAGTGTAATGAATTTCCAGAATGATCAAATACCAAAGAATTATTGATATGAGATCCTGCGGGTTCATTAAATCTAAAATATAATTTAAGACTTTCAGTTGCATAAACATTTTTTTCTTTATTTTTTATAGAAAAATTTCTGTCTAATGAACTATGATAAAATCTAAATTCATCTATATACCCTTTGAAATTATTTTTGCTAGTTAAAGAAAAATAACCAGTTCCTACATGAGAATATAGACCTTTTCCAATTAAAAAATTAAATGAATCTCCTATGTTTACAGAGACATTCGAATCAAAATTTTCAAAAATATAATTTTTTAAATTCTCTATTGTAAAATTTTTAATATTAGTGATTCTTTCAAACAGTAGATTTTCTTCATTTAAAATAACATTAATGCTTTTTTTTGAATTTGAAATATTTTCAACTGATATTATTAGATGTTGCCATTCTTCTATCGGGACAAAAAATTTACAATAAGAATAGTTTTTAATTAGACCCTCAGCAGTTAATAAGAAAACAATATTTGCGAACTTTTTATTATTTGCAACAAATATATTCTTCAGGGAAAGAGTAAAACCGTTATATTTTCCTGAAGAATTGTCAAGATATTGATAAATTACTTGATTTTCAATATTTGAATCGATTACTGAAAACCTAAAATCAATTGCGAAATTGCTATTTTTAGGATTTAAAATCTTTGTAGAGATTTTATTTGTAATTTCTTCATTTCTAGACATTGAAAAAACATATCCTGATTCATTTTGCACACTTACATATGAATTATCGAATTTTAAATAACCAATATTTTTATCGAATTTATTGTATATTGATTTAGTAAAACCATCAATATTTGAAAAAAATTCATCAATTTCTTCTTTTTTCCCATCAATAGGGAATTTATCATATATTGTATTAAAGGCGTATTCGGTCTTTGATATAGCTGAGTCGAAAAAACAATGATTTTCAAAGTTATCAAAATTAATTGCACCTATTAGTTGCTGCGTATTAAATAATCCTTTATACGTATCAAATCTATCATAAAATTTAAAACTATATTCATTTGGATCTTTTTTTTCTATATTATCATATGATAAATTAGTATTGTTCTTGTTTGTTCGATTATTTTTGTCTTTTAAATATACAGACTTATCAAAATAAAAGTTGTTACTATTGAAACTATTAACCATTATGACCTACCCTAAATATTTCATTTGAAGAAACTGTTAAATTATTTTGTTCTTGCTGATCTAGTTTAAATACAAATTGTATTCTTCTGCCGTAAAATAATTCAGAATTAAAAAAAGGAAACCAATAATAGTCTTTTTCTTTTATACATTTTGTTGCATTTTGTAATTTTGTTAAAGGTATTAATATCTCTCTAGTGTCATAGTCTATTAGTTCATAGAAAACATCACCTACATCTAATCCTTCTAAACCATACGGAGTTTTAACAAAATCATGTTGAGCATCTAAGTCATAAAATATTACAGACATTTTATAAATAGAATTTAAAAGACTTAAATCATGAGCAAAAAGTTTAACATTTGATCGTAATCTTTTAAAAGTATTTGTTGTTTGATAGGTATTTCTATAGACTTTTTTGATTTCTGAAAATATTGTAGTATTTTCTTTCTGCCATTCAAAATTAAATTCTAGATAATCTTTTGTTAATAATAGATTTAATATTTCTTCATTGTCTAATGAACCAATTACCCATGATGATTTGTATACACCAACATTTTGATTGTCTTTGATATCTGTCAACTGTGAAACATTAAATTGTCCTTCAAATATAGGATTAGTCGAACCTGATACTAGATCAATTGATGTAATTATCAATGAAAGATCACCATCTTCTACATCGATAATTTGATTATTATTTAATTTTTTAATATTTGTTAGTTTTCCACCAGTTTTATTGTAAAGCAAAGAGTTATTACTTTGATCAAAATAAAAATTAATATTAGATGAAACATAATAACTCGAATCATCGATCATGATATTTAAGACTGGTTTAAGAATTCTATTTCTTACATTTGAAGATGCAAAACGTTTTGCAAAATATGTTTCATCATCATATAAGCTTTGACTTGAAAATTGAACGACTAAACCATGATTAATTAATGCATCATTTTGTTTCCAAAAAGATTTATAGATATTTGTAATATCAATTTCTAGATCTTCAGATGCATCAAATGTTTGTTGGCATAATTTAAAATCAGTTCCATTCCAGTGTGTAACGACATCAGTATTTTGAATACTTCCACTTTTCTCTATTAAACCTATACTGCCTGAAGTCTCCCAATAAAATTTCTGATTTGTTTGTCCATCATAATTTGCTAAAATAAAGTTTGCAGTGTCTATATCTTGAAGATTGTATATATCTCTACCTATACCTTCATTGAACTCTTTTGCTAAAGGTAAAACTTCTAAAGTATAATCTTTAGGTTTTGATATGCCTGAAGTTACATCTTTCATATGAAGCTTTATAGAAATGTAATCTTTTACTCTTTCGTAATTAAAATATTCATTTATTTTTTCTAAATCAAACTTTAATAAACCTATTGAATATTCCACTCTAGAAAAATCCTGAATTAACTTTATTGTATTGTCTATAGGAATATTTAAATTTACATTTCCTGTGAAACCTGATTTATCCTGCGTTAACGAGATTAAACCTGTGTTAGTATGAACTTCACAAACAATGCCTTTATATGGAGTATTGATTAAATCCTTAACTTTATTGGAAATAGTTTCAATATTACTTACATTATTTAAACCGATAATTATTACACCATTAGATAATCCACTATCGGCTATATTAATAGAATGATCAAATTTAAAAGTATAAGTTACGTTAGAAAAATTTAAAAAGCTAAACGTTAATTGATCAGTAGGTCTTGATAGAATTTTAAAAATAGCCTGTTGCTTTATTTTTGAATTTTCATTATAGATTTTATATAAATCAATAGTAGATGATCTTCCAAAATTTGCATATTTTCCGTCTGTATTTAAATACATTCGATTTGTGATATAAGTGTCTTTTTTGCAAGGATAAACAATGTACATATTTTTCCAATATTTAATTTCTTAAGATTAAATATTGAACTATACAACTACTTGAACATTAATATTATATTCAGGATATTTCATTTCAAATATTGCTCCTGTAGGAGGATATAAAACATCATTATAGTTTATCGTAATAGGATTAAAAGAATTATTTGAATAAATTATTTCTTCTATTCTAGGATCTCCTGGAGAAGGCAATCTGGATCCGGTAACAGATGTTATAAAATCTTTTTTATCTGATGCTATAGAATAAACATTTGGTGTGTTAATTGCGATATTGTATATATCGTCAAGTAT